GGCCAAGAATCCCGAATGATTAGTTCGGGCGTCTTGGGTGCTCAAGCAATGACCATGAAGTTCTCTTGGTCATGCAGAGATGACGGAGCTTTACAGCTCGTGTCACTTCTCGATACTGGTTTCAGTAACGGGATAAAGATTTCTTCTTCTCTGTATATGTTTTCACATAAGACAGATAGAAAGAATTTGCTTTGCACTTGAATACCCCTTCCCAAGCGTTACCATATTTTAGAATTGATTTTCTAAACATGGATGCTATCGTATAATTATACTTTAGCCGCTTTAGGTAAGGATCGTCAGATGAAAAGTTTTTTTTCTCGTCTTTGATACTATCTAAGACAGAAAGAACTCTATCCGCATGGGTTACAATATCGAAAGGTATCCTAGTGATGTTGGGTTCCCCGTGAAGATGTAAATCCTCATGAAGAGCCAACATATTCCGCAGATCTCTCTTTCGAGAGAAATGCAGAAGACTAGCATAACTGGGTAATTCGTATCCGTAATCTGAAATCAAATTCAGAAGAGGAAACAGATCACCCGTAGTAGCGGCTTGATAGTACGAGTTCCAAGAAGGAACTGAAACTATCTTACCGTCCCTAACGATCCGTCGACAGAATTCGAAAGTTCGTCGACCGATAACCACTTTTTTGTGGTTAATTGGAACGCCAAGAGCCTCTAGTAATGATACATAGATATCCGCGGTTTTTCGTCCGCTTATAACTATATCATCACCCACGATAGCATAGCGCTGGGAGCCGATCCTAAGACCGGCACCTTTACGCGCCATGTTTACCAGTAGGTGATTTGTCATCGCTAAGAGGGGAAACGATGCATAAGCACCCATAGGTTGTCCAGTACTGTAGCGTACTATCTCATTGTCTAAATGAAAGTTCCGCTCAACCATTACAGACTTTACGTCTGCAATGAATTGTTCAGTATCTGGTACAAACTTGCGGTCCGCATTCCTAAGGATCAATCGAAGACCTAAGTCGACAGGTAGTGTATCTGTAGCATTTGATAAATCAATACTATAGAGTTCACCACCCTGTTTCATTAGGAACTCGACCCCTTTCATATGGTTGTAAGTAAAATCATTCCTGAATTTACGAACAAATAGATCTAGCATCCTATGAACAGGTCGCAAAGCGATCTGAGAATAGGAGTCCAAGGTAGCAACTACTCTAGTCTTGCAGGATTTATCCGACAAGGCTATAAGTTTTGACGCTTTACAGCGACAACTATTTTTGTCATGAAGATTTACATATTGATTTTCATCAAATGTATACCCTCACCTAGACCATAGCCTTCTAATAGGCTCCATAAGTCCGGGCTCTGTGTTCTTCAAAGAACACAGATCTTGGGATTGCGAACCAAGTGTAGGCCCGTTAGGCCCCGATTTGGTATTTATCCTCATCGGAGCTGTTAACCCACCAGTTCGATTATTAGAATCGACTGGAGGGAACTCCATAGTGAAAAAATGTCCTGGATCATTACCCCTCTTCAAAAAAGAAGAGTAAAGGGTTCAGAGACCTTCATGCCTAGTGAATTGAAACTTTTTGCTTTCGCAAACAGCGTCAAACCATTCGGCATGTTTTTGATCACTAAGGAACTGGTCTACACCAGTACCTATATGTCTCATGGAAGCTAGATTAGGATCAGGTTTCGTCTTCATATTTCTATGAAGAGTGAAAAGTGTTTTTATACACATTTCAGAGACCTTTCCATACCCTAGATGTTTTCTAGAAAATCATAATGATTTTCCAGTCAAGAGAAAGTGTTTTTCACTTTCCTTAATCCTCTTTGAGGTGTTAATCAAACCCTCATTTTGGACCCATCTACGGATCATGCGACCAAGAGACCGCACCGTCTTCCAGACTTTGTCTGGATCCGACTTTGTGACCACTGCTATTGCACGTGCCGCCCTATAACTCTCGAGAACCTTGATGAAAGGACTCGATTGTCTATTTGGTCGGCTAGAAAATGATTTCATTAAAATGATCTCCTTTTCTATTGATTCCCCATATCTCTATGGTTCTATCCAACCTGCAACACGTTTATAACGTGATCGCGCATTTCTGCGCTTGCTGGATCGAAAGGAGTCGTTCTAGGGGCCGGAGCCCTACTCAAGAAATGCAATATTGTGTTTCTTTAGGACACTATGCAGTCTTGAATACACTCATTTAATTGAGCACTATTGGAT